TTTCTGTCCAACACCGCTTGAACTACGAGTCTTCATCAGCTGTATTTGATACTTGCCTCGCTCACGCATAGCACGGCTGGTAAAGATACCAAATACGTTGTCAGCAGTTTGAATCTTACTAAGTCCGCCACTAATGTGACTGTGATCAAATTCAACTTCTTCTACAGCACCCCTGTTAAGCTGTGCCGCTGTGACAAATACACACTGCTTTTCCATTGCTAGATTACGCAGTTCTTCACTCACATACTTGTCTTTAATAAACAAGTTTTCTGCTGAAATTTTCTGTCCTGCGGGCATGAGCAAGTCCAAATAGTCGACTAATAATACGTCACAACGCTTGCCCGTTTTAACTTCATACTCTTTCAAGTAAGCACGAACATCGTTGGCAGTTTTACCCGAGGGCATATATTTGATTTGAAATGATCCTGACTTCTTGCCAATGATGCGAACCTTCATTTCAACTTCATCAATTTGTTTAAACACTTCTCTAGTTGAAATACCAGTGACCATTGAGTCTACACGCATTGAAACTAACTCTTCCGAAAGTTCCAGTGTTAGATAGATAACATTCATACCTGCTAGTGCATAGTTAACACCTAGGTTGGCCAGGAACAAGCTTTTACCTGCACCCGATCCGCCAGCAAAGATGTTAAGTTCACCTCTGTTGAATCCGCCAAACAGTTTCTGATCTAGGGCGGCCCAGCCAGTGCTCATCTGTCCGTTTTTGTCTTTGATCTTCATCAGTCGAGCACGGGGATCAGCAAAGTAATCAGTGCCCATGTCTTTTTGCAGGCCCACTTGCACAGCCTTTTTAACTAGATCTTCTACTGAACCGTATTCGCCCTTTTCCAACATGTCAGCGGCTTTGAGAATGGCTTTCTCTAGGCCTTTGTGACGGATAAATGTTTCAAAGTCTGTGAGCAGCCAATCATAATGTGCTTCAGTTAGTCCCGGAGGAATTTCAAATGCATTACTAGTGGCTGCATTGATAATTTCTACTGTGGGTATAACTGAATGCTCGTCAACATAGTCTTTTAAAAACTTGGCTGCTGGTTGTAGTTTACGATCAAATAGTGCGTCATCCCAAATGCCTTGGCAGCGAACAAATGTTTCTGCATCTCCCAGCATCATCTCCAAATAGAGTTTTTGTATTTCGAATCCGTAGTCTGCGTTTTGTCTTGTGGTCATTGTTTATTATACACTTTATGTAAACACTTTAACACCGTAATGGCTCTCAAAGTTTCGAGCATCCGAAACATCATTGACCATGGGCTTGCCCTTGATATTTAGGCTAGTGTTCAACAATATAGGACAACCCGATGCTGCATACCATTGTTCTAACAACTGTCTTATTCTACTGCCGTCTGCCGGTACAGTCTGTACACGACTAGTGTTGTCCCTATGCACGATAGCAGGAAATAACTGAGGATGAATACAACGACTGATGAACTGCATATGCCTATTGTCACTGCTAGCACCAGGGAGATCAAAGTATTGATCAGCCAACTCCTCCAAAACCATTGGCGCAAAAGGTCTGAATTCTTGTCTACGTTTGATTGCATTTACTGTGTCCTTAATATCAGGTCCTCGGGGATCTGCTAGTAAACTACGATTGCCCAGGGCACGAGGACCAAATTCTGCGCGGCCTTGAGCAACTCCGCACATCTTATCTTTGAGCAAATGTTCTAAAATTGCTTCAGTTGATTGAGTTGGTTCTATATTGTAACCTAGGCTACAAGTTTCCCAGCCGATGTGTTCTTTGTTTCTTGCTAGAACTGCACCTATAGCTGAACCTGCATCTCCGGGATTAGGCATAATCCAAACGTTTTTAAAGTATTTGTAAGCAATAGGGTTAGCTAGGCAATTAAGAGCACAGCCTCCCATTAGCACTAGATTATCACTAGGAACAAAACTTTTTGCTGACTGTAATATCTTTTCAAACTGTGTTTCGTAGATAGCCTGAGTAGCTGCTGCAATATCAAACGTGTCATTAACAGTAAGATCAGGCGCCCAATCTAAGCAACCGCGGTGTAGATTCTTTTTAAAACTAACTAAAGTTTCTCCATCTTTTTCAAAGAAATCTTCCAGTATTCTGTTGTACAGTCGTTTAGGATTTCCGTAAGCAGCCATACCCATAAGAATGTATTCTTCTTCGTTAGGTTTTAAATTGCATCTTTGTGTCATTGCTGAATACCAAAGACCTAGGCTATCCGGATATGTTTGCTTATATACTTGCTTTAGTCCTTTTTCACCGCCATGCCACATTGTTAGAGTTTCAAACTCACCAATTGCATCTATGACTACTACCGCAGCTTCTTTGAACGGGCCTGTATAAAAACCTGCGGCTGCATGACTTTCATGATGCCATTGAGTATAGATAGGAGCACTAATACCATAATTGTTCAAATATCGTTTGATATTATTGCTTTTATGATTTAGACCTTGTCCAGCAGTAAATTGCCTTAGAGTTTTTGCCCAAGGCTTTTCATACCATACAACTTCTTTAGGATAGCCGTAATGGCTGGCAGCATACTGAACTAGACTGTCGCAAAGATCTGCATCGTTCTTTTTTCCGCTGAATCGCTCACTGTGACTAGCGAACAATAACTTGTTGTCATCAAATACAGCCAATGCTGCATCATGACTATTTGCTGATATTCCCCAGGTAATCATTTGTAAATAAAAGGATCTCGTTTACGTAGTTCTGCTATACGTTTTTTAAATGCTTGATGTTCTTTGTAAGAACGAATAGGGTGCATAACCCATCTTAATAAACTTCTTAATGTATCCATTTTTTCATCCTCAGTTGTATTTTTAAAGGCATTGATTCTTTTGCCTTTAGCACTGACCATAGCGCATAGAGTTTTCCATATCGCTTGGTTGCGTCATTTAAGTCTTTAATATCGTCATCCCAATCGGGCATACTAACTGACCAACCCCATTCTAATGCCTGCTCAATCATTTTAATTCCAGGTTGATCTTTGTCCGGGATTACAATAACTTCTTTCTGCAATCTACTTATCAAATGTTTTTGTTGAGGTCCAATTTCATTGCTCATAACTGCTACACCGTCAACGCATATAGCATCTAGAGGACCTTCTGTTACCAACACAAAGTTTCTATCCCATGTTTGATTGTCTAGATTAAACACATAACCTGGCTGTTGTTCGCTAATGTATTTGATTGTCTTGCGATTTCTAATCAAACGTGCAGTGTATCCTACTAGTCTCTTTTGATAGTAAAATGGCACAATTAATCTATCATTAAATCCAACTTCATCAGTCCAATGCCAATCGTAATCGTCAACTGTATATCCGCGGCCAATAAGATATTCTAATACTGGAATAAGTTCTTCAGGCGGATCAACAAGCCATTCTTTAATGGGTTTAGTGCCCATTGGCAATGCTTTGTCAAAGAACACTGGAGTTAATAATTGGTGTTCTGCAGGATTAACTTCGTCTTTTAATCTAAGTGCTTCAAATGAACATTTAGTAATTAAGTCATCCGGAACACTCATCCAGTTTAATAGTTTTTTAAACTTGACTGTAAGCGGCCTACCAGGTTGCCAACTGGCTTTGAATCCGCAGTTGAAACAGTGATAGGTAACACCTTCAGTAAACATAACGCCGCCGCGTTGACGTCTGTCTTGTTTGTCGCCATTATGATGACAGCAAACGGCATTGAAGCTTATCCAACTGCTAGGAGTAGCTTTTCTTTTAGGAGGTAGATATGCCTGTACTGTTTCTATAATAACACTCATAAAAACATTTTACAGTGTTATAGCTACTCTGTCAATCTTTCCGGTGTTATTGCTTACTGGAGTAAAGTAAACTCTAGCCCATGTTAGTTCTCTATTATATCCATTTATTGGAGTATAAGTTTTAGTTAGATTTGATGTGCTAGTTGTCACACTAAAAGTCTCAATGGTGGTCCAGTTAGTAGCCGAATTGATAACAGGATCTTTGGTAAACTGTACAACAACTTCTCCTGCTAGCCCAGTAAGACTAAAGTTAAAAGTAACAGAATCGTTGGCTGATTCTGTTATAAAATTTGGTTGATTAATTTCTACAGCGTCACTATAGTGTCTAATGATGTATGGAGGTAATCCTATTACTGTAGGATCAGTAACTGCAATAAAGTTTGTTATATATCTAGTTGGTGTTGGAACATCCATAATAGTGCCAACTAGTTCCATATTACCTTTTGCACCAAAGTGTGCGTCTGCGTATAATATAGTTTTAGTCTCATCTTCGTTTAGTCTATAGATACTAAACTGCAAGAACTGAGGAGTTAGTTCTGTTAGGTCTGCTTCGGCAATAGTTGCTGTAGCCAGTCCTGTTGTAGCAGATGGAGTTACTGCAACATCAGAAATTAACAAACCGTTAGTGTCAGTAACGATCATATGTAAATCCATTTCACTAATGTCAATACGTTTTTGATCTGAATTTTTAACATCAATAGTTAGAACGTTATCAACGCCCTGATAAATTTTTACTCGATTTTGATACACAATGTTCCACCTTGTAGAGAATAAAGCCAAATCAGCAACTACATTAATTCGATTTGGATATAAATAACTTGAAATTTTTTGCATTTGAATTGGAGCCCTTGTATATATTTATATGGTAAAACTAAGAGACAACATAGAAGAACAGTTCCCCTTTATTAGTGTTTTAAACTATGGAGAGGATGAATATGTAGGTATAATAATAAATCAAGACCAGTATGTTACTAGCTTCTATGATTTAGAGTTAATAAAGACCCAAGACCAGAAAACTAGTTTATTAGAACTTGGGGAAGTCTGGTGGTGGGAAAGTAACCGCCAAATACCTATTAATATATTCTTACGTAAAGAGGTTGAACCCTTTAAATATTGCATCAAAACCTTTAACAGCAAAGATGTGCGTATTATTCTAGGGCCAGTAGTAAACCTAATGAATCTTACTCTCAAACGTATTAAACGTAAGAGTGTACAGTTAGTTAGGCGCCCGCCACGCTAATCTGTTCACAAATTAAATTTATCTGTACTACTACTGCCATTGCATAGGCTACTGCATGAGCCTTCTTAAAGTAGTACTCACCGTCCTCGGGCTTTGTCCATATCTCCGTCATCACCGTAGTCCAATCTTTCCCAATCAGATAACGTTTCGCGGGTCTTATCATAGCTAGTACTGCCGCCAACTGTTCTACACTCTGAGGTTTCATTTCTCTGAGAATAGAACCATGTCCGTTGACGTGAAAGAGCAAGCTGTTGAAATTGTCGTCTAAAAGTAGATCCCATAACGGCTCCTGATTCATAAGATATTGTAAATGTTCTTCATTTCTAATATCTTTATAAATGTTAACATTTAAGAAATCAATTTTAAAATAGCCTCTTTTTTCGGCTTCTTTATATTCTATACCAGCAAGGTTATTAATAGGATCGTAAGGAATACTTTGCAAGTAAATTCCTGTATTATGAGAAATAAACTTGTCTTCTTCAATCCTACTGGCTTTTATGTGCTTAATAATACCAAGCACATGTGTTCTGTCTGGAAAGTCGATATCAATATCCATTATAACCCTATTTCTGCAACAATGAATTTTATTAGTGAAATATCTTCTTTATTTTTCTTAAACTTTTTAATCCATACTTCCGGATTGATTGCACTTGCAATAGCATTAAGTTGTGTATCATCCATATTGTCTAACAGGATTCTTCCAGACTTACAATTTAATAATAGCCATGGACTAATTTTTCCGTCTTTAATATCAAACATTGCTCTGCTTGTGCTTACTTTTAAAAAGTATTCACTCCATATAGTTTCAACAGCTTGTTCTTTAGACCATGCAACCATATGTTTAATACTTCTATCTAGTGCAACATCGGCAGGTTCTGTGTGAATTAATTCTAATGCATATTTTTCATACAGGGCATCTCTGCACCAATGATCTAATTTGACACCACTTCGAATTACCCAGTCAATATAGTGATCTGGATATAAAGGATTTACATTACTTACATAACTGCCAAACTTAACAAAGGCGTTATAGTAGGGACTTTTAGCAAACTCTGCATACGTCTTATCACCCTTTGACTGTTGACTCATCTTAAAGAATCGGTTAAAGGCATCATATCCTATACGCACTGCCTTGTCGTCTTTTTGTAAATGTCTACGCTTTTGTTCGCACACGTGAGTAACTAAGGTACTTTCTTTTGTGTACCCGTGTCCACAATATTGACAGATATACGGCTTAGTTTTATTCACTTTTAATTGTAACATTTAAAATAACTTGTCAATTTCTTTATCAGAATATCCATGTTGTTCGGCTAACGACTTGAGTTCTTTAAGAGTCATTATCTGGCTCAGCATCTCAAGTTCATCTTGTTTTCTATTAGGATAAACTGCTAACAAAAACTTTAGGCGTTTGGTATCGCCTTTCTTTTGTTTGAAACCTATCCATTGATGAAAGAAGATTTTCTTACTGTCATGACTACACATACACAGTAGTTGCCATAACAGCTTAGGATGTTTTTGCAGTGTGTTCCAGTGTTTGTTAAAGTACTCGTTCACAGCTAAAACAAAGTGTTCTTGAACTTCTCTTTTTTGATTAGCCGCATTACTAACATAGCGATTAAGAATGAACAGTTCACTCTTTAGAGACTTTTGTTGATCAGCATCTAACTCATTCCAGAGACTTTTTGCTCCTAGATCAACTGCTGCCAATTTGTCTTTTAATTCAATCTTCTCGCTCATCTTCGATCTCTGTTGGTGGTAATATACCGTTACTACGTTTGTCTCTATGTGCCTCTACATCTTGAAACAGTCTTTGTTCTTGCACTGTTTCTTCGCCAAAAAACTTACGTGGGTTGCCGCACATAACACAGTTAGAGTCGCCGCAAGTAGTTGCATGTACTTTGGCTAATCTGTGTTCTGGACCAGTTGGAAAGCCGTGAGCTTTAGCAATCTTGCTTTGTTTCTTTACAGCATTTTCGTCTTTGAGCAAACGCTTTGAATGCTTGAATCGATCTTCTTCTGTACTCATTCTGGATTATCCTTTGATAGTCTGTATATCATTATAGCACGATCTAATGCCTTTTGTAAAGCAGGATTGGTAGGAGCAGCACGGTGAATTTCACCCCATAGCTTACTGTCCATTAGATGATCATGTAACGGGCGTCCATCGCTTGTGCGAGGGTCAAACTCCCAGCCAACTGGGTGCCGATCAGTTTTGCCAAACTCTCTAGCATACGTCACACCATCGGCACGTTCGTATATGTAAGTAGCTCCAGGTTTTAATGATCCCATTATAATAATTTATCTAATTGAATGACTTCTTGCTGACGTGAAATTTCTTTGACAAAATAACAACACAATGCTTTAGGTTCAGTTCCTAATGGCACTGCGAGTAATTGTCCGTTTTTCATTTTAGGAAAGTACCATTTGACATCGTTATAAAAATTAACAATTTCAATTTTCTTAAATTCTAATCTAAAACTGCTTAATGGATTAAAACAAAATGCATCGAATCCTCTATCATTTAAACTGGTCAACGGAAGTATTTCAATATCACAGTTGCTTTGATTGTCTCCGATGGCAATGCTCCAATCTAACGGCATAGCAATTTCTTGATCTCCTATTTTTAATACCATTGCTGGGCTATTAAAGCTTTCAAGAAAAATTAAAGGCTGAAAGAAAAAGTCAGGTTCTTGAGGGTTGCTGTTGTCTAATACAGCGAATCTCATACTGTCATCTACCTCTTCGGGTAAATTATTTAAATCAAAGGGTATGTTGTCTAGGGTTAATATTTGCATAGTTGTTATAATACAACACTTTTAAGGAAGTGTCAACCTTTTTACCATTTAATCTTTTCAAGAGTAAACGGATACTTTGCATCTTTATAGAATTTTTTACGTTCTGTCAAATGTCTTTTTGCATACTTGCAAGTTGATGTGATATCCCATACTTGCACGAAATCTTTATCGTCTGCCTTTCTTATGCCGCGGCCAATGCTTTGGATAACTCTAACAAACGACTTGCCAGGTTCCAACAGAACCAAGTTAAAGATCCTAGGAATATTAATACCAACAGCCGCGACACCATAGGTCGCGATAATAATTTTGTTCGTACTTGTTCTAACTTCGTCATATTCTTCCTTGCGGTCTTTTGTCTTAACTTCACCAGATATAAAAACACTGTCAGGCAATTCATTAACAAAAAATTTACCTGAGTCAATTCTATTAACAAGAACTAATGTGTTTCCTGTTTGTGAAATAGTTTTGACTAAGTTACTTAGATATCTCATACGGTCTTCGTCTGTAACTAGATATTTGTTTTCGTCTGCATAGCTTTTAAATTCAGGTATATCTACTAACTGTAAAACATTAACGTGACAGCTAGCAAGCACTCCTGCTTCTTGTAGTTCATGTGCCTTGACGCTGCCTAGCACTGGTCCTATGCTGGCAAAAATACTTTCAAATTCTGCAGGGTCTTTAGGCACAGTGCCAGTTAATCCCCATCGAATACAAGAATTATGTACGTTCTGTGTAAGTAAGTTTTTAAGCACATCAGCCTTGGCCATGTGTACTTCATCTACCATTACAGTTCTTACATCTTCTAAGAATTCTGCTAAACTTAAAATATCTTGTTGATGATTTTTACTTTTCTTGTCAAGTATGTTTAAGCTTTGCCAAGTGCAAATTGTATGAGTTTTGTTAAGATCTTTTCGGTCACCATAATAAACTCCGACATCAAGTCCTACGTTGATAAAGTCTTCTTCTGTTTGTTCAACAAGACTTTTATTTGGAACAATAGTGATGGTTCTTCCGTAAGGCTCGCATAGTTTTGCCAATGTAGCAGTGGTAATAGTTTTACCAAAACCAGTGGCAATTTCTTGAATACATTGCGGATTTTCTAAGAATGTGTTTATTACTGCTACTTGGTCTTCTCGCAGTCTAATTGGTTGACCTGCAAATCTATGTCCGCTAGGCCAACATTTATCTCCCCAAAAATCAACTTCAATTTTAGGAAATTGAATTTTTACAGGATGCCGATTATCTTCTATTTCTTCAATGTCAACATTGCTATTTTCTAGAATTTCCAGTATACGAGGTAACTGACTTAGGTAACCGTTTCCGCCTAATCCAAATAAACTGACAGTGCCGTCCCATCTACCTAATCTATATGCAGGATGATACTTTGCATAGCCAACTTCATATTTGAACTCGTTAGCTAACTTCCTACGAATTTCTACAGGAAGGCCTTCAATTTTAATGTTTACTTCATCTCTAATAATTAACTTACACGATTGCATGGACTTCCTTATCTAAGGGTTGAGTAACTCCGTAGTATACTATCAAATCAACATCAGAGCAATATACATAACTTTTGTTTGATTTAAAACTTGAAGTGAAACTAATTACTGTTTGCGGTTTCCATTGTGATTTTATCATAAATTTTGGTATTTTATTGTTACTAATACCTACCACAGTAGTTGTTCCTGTCAAGTCTTTATTGTAAGCTAGTGCATTTATTTCTTGATTGAATTTTTCTGAATCACTTTCTTTATTGTATCTAAAGTAAATACCAATGTCGTCGCCTAGGTTAAGTTCTTTAACTGCATTTTCAACAAATTTTAGATTTTTTTTATCTTTTAAAGATTGATGACCATCAAAAATTAGCATCACTGGAAATCTTTTTAAATTTTTAAGAGAAGACATTAGTTCAGTAAATCCAATGTCAGCACCTACAAAAATTTTTCTAGACTCTCTATTTGCAATTTTGTTTTCTAGGGAATTTTCTTGGATTTTTTGGGTATTTTTGTACTGATACCGAATTTTTCGGTCTTGCAATAATTGCAAGTTTGTTAAGTAATCTTCCCCTAAACTAGATTTTACTGCATTTTTTGTTTTTTCATTTTTTAAATCAAAAATGTCAAATGGGTCTTTTGTGTTTTTTTGTATTTCTTGAATTTCTTGGAAAAAATTGGTGATTTTTTCGTCTATTTCGAAATTGTCATTCTTAAAGGCATCGACTACTAACGTTAAATTTTCTTCAGTAAGGTTAATTATATATTTTGACCCTGAAGTAACAATGTTACCTTTTAACAAGATGTTAAGTGCTGAAATTTTTTCTCGAAATTTTGTGTTATAACTAAATTCAACCACAAAAGAGTCAGCAGATTCGGCTGGGATGTATATTTTTTTGATTTTTTTGATTTCTCTAAAAGACTTCGACCACATTTTTTCTTCTATGACATTTTGCACGTCTGGGATGATGGAAGTCATTGGTGCTATATTTTCTTTTATGATTTTTATCAAAAGATTTCCTTGATTTTCCGTCAAGAAAACTCCGAAAGTCAGCTGTTTTTCCAAACTTAACAAAATACGTTTGTCTTTGTTCGGTATAGCTTGCTGTACTGTCTTAATATTAGCGGCGATAAGGGGTAATAGTGAATCAACTGTAGACATTGTGCTATTTTACATTCTTTCAATGTCTTCTTCAACACATATTTCGCCATGTTGAACTTCTAAAATGTGACAAGGTTCAGAAAAATGGTTAAATCCTCGATGCCATACTGACTGTCCTATAACGTAGCTATGATTTTGTTTAATAGTATCAATGATAGATTCGTCATGTCTTAATATTTCTACTTGACAGTTGCCTTTTAACACATACCAATGTTCAGCTCGGTTAAAATGGCGTTGCATACTCAAGCTTTTTCCAGGTTCTATTACTAATTCCTTAACTTTACATCCTTTTAGGTCATGTAACGTCTTATAGTAGCCCCAAGGTCGAATTGTAGTCGGGGCTTGCCATTCTTTTAAGATCCAACTGCTTGAATTTTTCTTATCTTCGCCGCCTACGCCAAACGCAAAACTTAAACGAGGATCTTGTACCTGCATTTCTGGAATATTTCCTTCAGTTCTATCTCCGCCGTTGGCAAAAATAATCTCATCGTTAGGAAATAACTCTAAAGTTTCTTTGATAAATGTTCCGCAGCCGTTATCTGGGTCATCAGCTACCATTACGGTCATGTCGACCATTTTTAAATTTCTAATAATTGCATCACGTTCCCAAATAGGCAAAAAAGGCCTGCCTTTTTTACGGGCAAGCCATGAGTCTGAGTTAAGGCCTACAATTAGTTTGTCACCTAACTTTTTTGCTGATTCAAAATATGCAATATGGCCAGAATGTATGGGATCAAACCCTCCGGTGACTAATACTATCTTCATAAACTTGCATCTTCCATACCAGCAACTCGCAATTTAATAATGTTAGACAGTTGCCATTGTTTAATATCAAGACCCTTGGTTATACCTAGCCATTTATTACGAAGTAGAGCAAATTCATTTATAATTTTCTCCATATCGATGACATCTGCTTCACCATCTACATACTTTTCCACATCTCGGGATGTCAATGCACGTTGATAAGTCTCAAGATATTTACGAAACAAAGAACTGCGAAGCCTTCGCAGTTCAATATTCAAGTATTCTAAAATTGCTTCAATTTCTTGAAGCTGACTAAATCTTTGTTCCACAACACCGGGCATACCGGCAGCTGCCTTTTCTATATTTCCCGTTATACGAGTATCACTTCTTGCTGCCTGTAATTCGGCTTCGAAGTATGCAACGGCGTCTGGAATATTAGAGATATCCTTAGATACTTTTGTGTACCAAGACATTAGTCTTCGTCCTCATCAAAGTCCCAATTGTCTTCTGCTTCTGCTTCTTCATCATCTAGACTATCTTGTCCTAGATAATATTCGATTGCATCATCTAGTGATTCATCATATCCGATTGAATCCTTTAATGTTTTATCACTAATGCCATGATCTGCCAACAAGTCAACATATCGTTCAGCAAGTGATTCTAGTGTTTTTTTATCTGCGTATTCTTTAAATAACAGCCAGATATCTGCGATTTGATTCTCATTCATGATTTACAATTTCTCCGGTTTCAGGATCTACATTAGATTGTACTACGGCCGAGTCGTCGAATTCAAGCATGATTTTGTCCAATCCGCCTTCTTCATTGCGATCCCATTCCTTGCGATACATCTTTAACTCTGTACCATCCTTAGAAACGTATTTAAGTCTGTTGCCATCTTTTGTGAGGATACCTTTTGCTTCACACAGGTCAACTAATCCGCTGTACGGACTCATACCTGTAGCATAAGGAATTTCAACTTGAACTGATTCAAAAGGTTTAGCATAACGTGTCTTCATGATCTTACATGCGGCACGAATACCATTTACAGTTGTAGTCTTGTTGCCATCTGCGTCGGTTTTCAATTTCAATTTACGCATAGCAATAACAATACTAGACGCATAAATGAAACCTTGTCCGCCTGAAATCTTGTCATCTGGATCAAACATATCCTGTGATGCATAGGTGTGATTAGTACAAACTAATCCGACATTGTAACTACCAAACATGTTTACACAGTTACGAACAAGTGATGTAAGTGCTTTAGGCTTACGGCCCATGTCACCTTTCATCTCGCCTGCTTCGAACTGATTAACGTCAGTCGGAGTCAACAACATACCTAACGAGTCAATTACAAAAAGAACTTTAGGACGAGTTGCTTCGTCCATTACTTTGTATTCTTTCATAAACTCACTGATAGTTTTTGCCACGTCATCGATCATAGCCATGTTCAACTTCAATAGTTTATCTTCTGCTGTATCAACACCAAGATCTTTTAACCATTGTTCGTCAAGTGCGTTTTCACTGTCAATTAGCACAACATAAATGCCTTGCTCTTGTGCATGGCGAATTAAGTTACCTGAACAGATATAACTTTTGCCTGCACCAGATTCTCCTGCAAGAACAGTAACTTTACCAAGCGGAACGCCTTTGTTAAAATCACTGCTAATTAAATAATTTAAAGCATAGTTGCCAGTTGAAACCCAATCAGTTGGGTCATTAAAGCCAACACCTAACCCGTCAATGCTTTTAGTTAGGGTTTTACGAAATTTTGATAAATCGAATGCCTTTGTAGCCATATTTTTTCCTTAGGTGAAGAGAACTCGGGCATAAGATCTATGTCTTAGTGGCCCGAGCCGTGTTTATTATTGTGTCTTGCGATTGCGGATCATTGCAAGAATGTCTTCTGCACGACCGCCTGATGCTGGGGCTGCTGTTACAGCTGGCTTCGCCATTGCTGCTTCTGCTGTTGCAACATCATCTTCCCAAGGAGCTGCGTCTTCAACTGGCGCTGCTTTTGGTGCGGCTACTGCACGAGGAGCAGTTGCTTTATGTGGATCGCCTGTAGCTTGACCCATGCCAGCTGGTTTGAAGTATTGACCCCAACGTTCCATGTCATATGGTTCGCCGTCGACTGATGCTTCAAACATTTCTTTCATGATTCTCAATTCAACTTCAGAAGGCTTCTTTGGCAAGAAGTCTGACAAATTGTAAAGACCATGTGTCTTAAGATTAGACTGCTCATCTTCACTTAGTGGGCGTTCACGACGCTTCCAAGAGCTTGTAGAGTAGTCAGCATATCCGCCTTTAGATGTTTTAATCATCTTGAAGTCAACACCGTGAAGTGTGTCAGTTGGCAGATTGTCCATTTCTGGATCAAGCAATGCACCACGGATCAATTGAAAGATCTGAGGTCCGATGATAAATCTACGGATTGCATTTTCTGGCTTTTGTTCTTCTTTAAGACCGTCTTCAACAACGTATCCTTGGAAAATGTAGCTACGCTTCTTCCAATACTTACGACCCATGTCCTCAAGACTCTTGTCTTTAAACCAACCACGTACTTCGCTTAGGATTGGGCAGACGCTACCGTCGTTATACATTTCAACGCAAGGAACTTGCACTTGAACTTGTTTGTTATCGGTTTCGCCTTTAATGCCATTAAACGGCAATTTGATCATTGCACGTTCAACCCAGAAGAATGTGTTGTCTGGATTTGCGTCTGGAAGGAATCGGACTACGCTCTCTTGACCTTCTTTAAGGTTCCAAAAGGGGTAAATTGAATTATCGCCACCGCTACGGGTGTTATT